GTAAATTGAGATTCAGTTAATTTACTGGCATCCATTTCTTCAGGCACAAGTCTAGAGATATCTCTGTAGTCTCTGTTCTTGTATCTTTCCCACCAATCTATTCTTAATCTTCTTTCAATGTCTGATTGAGCCTTTGCATGTTCATCTGTAAATGCGTTAATACCAAAGCTCAAAATATCAGGAACATATTCTTGAAGGTCGGAATCTGTGGACATAGCCATAATAATAAATCTCCTTTGTGAAACTGGTTAAAGAGGGGGAATAAATCCCCCTCAGGTTTAGTTATAATTATAATGCAGAGTCAGAAACTACTTTAACTCCATAAGCATCAACTAGCTCAGCTACTCCCCATGTGGCAGTCGCTACATACTCAGTTAATCTTGCAGAAGCATTTCTATCTTCTTCAATTGTCAGACCCTTCTTAGATGCTACACCAAATGCTTTTGGTGAGAATACTGCACCGATAGAATCATCTGCTGAGTCAATGCCGATAACTGCTGATTCAAATAATTGAACACCAGCAATCTGACCAACATAGCCAGTTCTTAAAGCTTCGTTACCGATATCTGATAGAGCAGATACAGAACCTGCGTTAGCAAGTGTTTTCTTTAGGTTATAGATAGCTTTTGGGTGGAACACACCATAGAATGGAGCTGGAGCATTATCTACTCTTAGCTCTGCCACAGCTTTAAAGATGAGGTCTGCAGTTAATTCAGTTCCAGCAGAACCAACAGAAGTTGATAATCCTGTGAATAGACCTGTGATATCTTCGTCAGCTTTCTTCGCTACTGCTTCACCTAAGATTCTTCCAACATCTTGAGCAACATTTCTACCTGCTGATTCTCTCATTAGGTCAGAAATAGAAGCCATAACACCCTGCTCACTTGCAGTGATTGTTACTTCTGATGGGTTAATCGCAGTGTTAGCAAGGTCTGAACCTTCTGCTACTGCTGATGCAGATACTGTTGGATAAATCGGAACTTGAACAGTTTTACCTGCTTGTCCTGAAATATCGTAAACAGTTACGAGAGGAAGCATGATTGACTTCTCTTGTGCAGTGAAGATAGCTTCCTGTAGTATATTAGTATATAGTTCTGAACCGACAGAACTTGTTATTTCGTTTGCCATTTATTTTCTCCTTTTGTGATTATTTGACAAAAGCATTAGCATTTTTGACTCTCATCTTTCTATAGATTTCTCTATGTTCAGGATTAGACATATTTAAATCTGCTATGCTCATTTCTTTTTGTTGTTCTCCACCAATCGCTGACCTTGTTCCTGACCCACTAGGAGTAGGAGAAACAAAGTGTGGATTTGTGTCTAGAAATTCTTTCACCAGCTCATCAATAGTTAGAGGTTCTCCATTGTCGCTGTATCTTTTAACACCATCATCACTATAGACAACTGCCTTCCCTTCTTCGAACTTCACATTACTCTTGAGTAAGTTAGTTACCTGTTGGGGTTTAATTGCCTTGTGATTAGAAGCAGAATTTAAAAGAGAATCATCAACTCTAAGCTTATATAATTCAGCTTTAATGTTGGAAATTTCTTCATCCTTCTTACTTACTGTTTTCTTTAATACCTCATCAAACTCCCCTCGCTTTTTTTGAAGTTCAAGCTCTTTATCTTCTCTTTCTTTGATAATTGCTTTAGCTTCATCAAGAGAAACTCCAAGAGACCCCATGATTGATTCTTCTTTTTCTTTCAATCTTTTATGAAGTAGTTTTTCTACATCAGATTGACGAAGCATCTTTTCTTGAGATTCTTGTCTTGTTTCTTTTTGCTCGGTTTGCTGTTCCACTGTACTAGGCTCATCAGCACTATTGTTCACCATATTTTCAGTCTTGTCAGACATTTGTCACCTCTTTCTGAGTGTTTATTCGTTTAACCAGTCAGGGTCGGTTGCTACCCAGTGATGCCTACAATTATAGCCACCTCTAACAATGAATGGGTCTCCACTGGATTTACCTGCCCAGCTATTGTTTGCCCATTCTTCTCGGATTTCATCCTCTGTCATTATTCTACCGACATGAGAGATGCACCAATCACGAGAATCTCGTATAATATTTCCAGCATATTCAAAGTGAGTCAATCCCACTTCTCTAGCCTTTTCCATATTAAAATTTGCGTCAAACTGCATTAAGGAATCATGTGCCATTTGTCTAGTATAGCGAGAGAAATTATCTCCTGTTCTTTGATTCAAATATATCTTTTGCAGTTCGCTTATTGCTTCATCTACTTTGCTGTTCATTGAAGCTTTAAACTTGTTTTCTTTAATAAAGTTAGTTAGTTCTTGTGCTTTTTCATTATCTGTAGAAGCATAGATTCCATTTATTTTTTGTTTTAAATCTCTAACTATCTCATTAAAAGGTTTTCCAACTATTGTGCTTTGATACACCTCATTGGCTAAATCATCTAAATATTCATTAGCTAATGACTGGAATCCTTGAAATGTTTGTTTCTTCAGATTAGCAATAACTTCTTTATTGATATCTGTTAAAAATTTAAATTTCTTAGGGATAGGCAATTCACCATAAATACCTAAGATGGTGGAAACTGCTCTATCGTATTCTCTAATATTCGTATCAATTGTTTTAGAGAATGTTTCTTCTATAAACTGTTTTAACTTAGGTCTAATCTCAATAGCGAGTCTAGTATCAAATAATTTACCTTGTCTCTTAGGTAATTCATTTACAGCATCAACTACTTTCTGTTCTAGCTGTTCTAGAGTTTCAAATAACCTGCGTTCATGATTGTCTGCAAGGTCATTGAGAATCTTGTCTCTAGTTCTAGTAAACCTGTCATTAAACTTTGCCATTAAACCTCAGGAATGGTTGCTGGTTCTGGTTCAGTTAAACCAAAGTCTCCTACAGTTGCATTTTGTTCAATCTCTTGATGAATTGTATTTATAACTTCATCATCATCAATAACTTGAGATGCAATCTGTTTGTCAATCTCTTGCTGGAATGTTGAGCTTCTAATACCTGATGCTTTAGCAGTCATGAGATACTGTAAGTCAGAAGTCCAATCTCTCAAGTTAAAGGAGTCTGGATATTTTATTTCTCCATCAAATTCTCTATCTTGCCACATAGCCCAAAACTTCCAAAGTTGTTCTTCGGCTAATTCTAATAAATCACCCTTCTCAGAAAGTCTCGCATTTAAAAGCTGAAATTCAGTTTCTAATGCCACTCCTGACTGGACACCAGTCGCTGTAGCTCTGACTGAACCCATGTGAGTCATTCTATCAATGGACTCAATCTTCGTGTTGATTGACTTCATGATAGCTTCTAAGTTAGCTCCACTCGGTTGTAACTGATAAGGCTTGAGAGCTGGGTTTAAATCTTCAGGTATCTGAACAACAGAACCTGCTCCTGCACTAGCTTGAACATTAGGTGTTTTTACTAAAGAAGGATGGTTAGAGATTCTAATTAATTGTTCAATCTCGGATAACTCATTGTAAATAGCCTTTTGCATTTCTGCAACATCTGACAAATCAGAGATACCAACACCCCTCTCAGGACTTCTTTGATTGTAAAGAACTACTGCTGGAATCTTACCTAAAGGATTAGGCATTTCTTCTACTAAAGTTCCCTTGTCATCATCAATCGGAAGCTTATAAGTTTTAATAGCTTCTTTAGTCCAAATTTTAAAATAAGCAAACTCATCATCATAAGATTCTCTAATCTTTAAATAAGAAAGTTCGTATCTACCATTCATCATTCTATCAAACTTCCAGTCATAGATATTCTCAGGAGTAAAAATAGAAAGATAGGGTCTAATCTCCATTCCTAATTCTTCTGCTCGTGTTCTTGCTTCTACTGGTGGCTTGTCTAAAAGCATCCAACAATGTCCATAAACAGACGAATAAACTTGTGCTTCTTTCATGATAGAGTCAAAGCTTCTACCATCTAAATCAGCATCTCTTAAAAAACTATTTAAAGCTTGGTCATTAACCAATGAACCAAATTCTCTTGTTGGTGGGATTCTAAAGAGGAAAGAAGAATACACCTGCACAATGTTTCGGCAGTGGTTATCTATAGAGGTGTTAGCTAATCTATCCTCGTATTCATCATCTCTCTCAAGAACATACTTGGTTAGATACCCACCCATTTTATAATCAAAACCACCATAGTAGCTCTTGATAAAGAAATCCCATTTTTTATCATTAAGCTTATATTGCTTATGCGTTTTGACTAAATCATCTCTTTCCATTTAAATTAACTCCATCTCATTGGTTGCGAATAATCTTGTTCTTTCCTAATGGGGAACAGCATTTCAACTGCATACCCTAAGGCATCTGTTATATGGTCATATCCATCTTTGTCAGGAACAGAAGTTCCTTTTTTGTATTGGTGCTTTTCTAAAGCTGTTATTAAGTTCTTACACTTAGGGTCAATAAAAATATTTCTTTTCCCTTGTGAGTTCTTCAGTCTAGAATTAACTGCATTAATCCTGTCTCTGACTGCTGGATGTGCGTGTCTCACTTTAATCTTAAATCCAGCATTTTGTAGAATACTAATATCTGTTCTACCCCCTGCTGAAGTCTTTCTCTGATTACCTGCTGGGTCAGGAAAAACAACAATAGGATATTTATATCGGTTTTTAATTTCTTGAACCATTTCATCTGTATTTGATGAATATAAAATAATCTCATCAAAGATGTGTATTTGCTCTCCGATTAACTGGAAACAAACAGCACAAAAAGGTTCTATGTTGAAGTCCATACCAATTCCTATTGGCATTTCTTTCAATTCTATTTTCTTGACTGATTCTTCTCTATCAAAGTTGTAATAGATAGCTCCAGCGAAGGTTTCAAAACTTGCTTCGTATTCCTGTCTAAAAGTTCTTTCATCTAAATCTTCTTTAGCCTGAATGATTTCGGACTCAGGAACTTGTCCACCTTGAACTGTTGTAAATCTAAACGAATCCCAATTTTCTTCACTTAGACCTCTCACATACAAGTCTCTAGACCAGTTCCCAAATCCTTGAGGAGTAGAGCAGAATAAAACTTTACCTAAGGTGTCCGAGACAACAGGTCTTAGCACTTCTATCCAAGCTCTTTCGTCTATAAAGGCAAATTCATCCATCACTAAGAAATGAACTTTTCTACCTCTGAGATTATCAAACTTCTCAGCACCTTTAAATTCTATGATTGAGTCATTCTTCAGAACTATCTTTAGTTCTGTCTCATTGATGTATTTGACCCAATTTAATTCTAATAATCTTTTCTTGGTTGGTTCAAAACCAATAGTCTTACTCATCTTGTAAGTAGGACTCACAAACCAACATATTTGCTCAATTGGAGATGCGTGTTTAATTAGCTCTCTAATCGACACATAGGATTTACCACTGCGTCTCCCAGCAATTACTATTCTAAATCTTGCTTTAGACTCTACAACTTTTCTTTGAATGTCGGTTAATGGCACTCTTACAACTTAAAGCCTTTTTTCCAACTTTCAATAGCCCAGTAAACTGGTGTTAAATTCTTTTGTCCTCTGACTTTGGATAGGATTGGTTTAAATCTAGCCATGAAACTTCTTTGTCTTTCAGGAATATTTTTTTTAATGGAGAGGTTGGGGTCACCGAATCTAACCTTCTTGACATTACCAGTCTTTCTATCTTTGACATAGACTGCAAACTTTTTTGATTGGCTAGGTGTTCTAAAGGGTTTGTTGAGCTTAACTTCTCTACCTTGATACTTTGCCATTATTTATCTTCTATGAATAATTCAAATCCAGCACTAACAGAAGATGTAGCTGAAGCTTTGGCTTTGATTTCTATATCTGTTTTCTCATCAATAACTACAGGATAAACATAATTCTTTTCTATAAAACCACCTCTGGTAGTCACAAAGGCTTTGGTGTTAAACACATTTCCATTTGTTATATCTTTGGTAACTAATTTAACTTCATTCTCTAAATCTTTAGAACTACCAACATCTAATTGAAGTAAATATCCTCTTTTCCCTCTTGGAATAGTGTAAAGAGCCATTAATGTTTGACCTCTACCTGCTGTGATAATAGCAGAAGATTTACTATCTACAGTAATCGTGATATTTCCCACATTAGAATTTCCAGTGTTAGCAGTTACCATTCTGGCTCTAAATACTCTTGAGAAAGAAGCTGTACTTGCAGAACCACCGATAGTGATGGTCTCTGTTACTAAATCATAATTCTCATCTAATCCCTGAACTTCTACAGTTCCATTATTATCAGATGCAGTGTCAGAAGATGTGGCAACTGCTGTTCCTGCTGTTGCTATGTAAGTATAATCATTAGCTCCATCCCATACAGTTTCAAAGCTCCCACCAACTGTAGGATTGTAGCCGAATTTCTGTATTCCAGTGAATCCTTCGACATCTCCTCTAGCAATTAAAATGCCCATAGGCACTTGGAGTCTTGGGGTTGAGTTTTGTATGTTAATATCTTGAGCCATTAATCGTTAAAAGGTAAAGGTTCTTTCTCCTCTGAAGTTTCTATTTTATCTTTATAGCCGAGAATGTTTTTAGAAAGCCAAATTATCATTGTTGGGTTTCCTGTGTTTGCTTTTTCAAACATCATTCTTCGGACTGACATTTTCATATTCGTTCTCCCTTTTTTAAGGAGATACGCAAAATTCCTTGTAAGTGTGTCATGAGAGCAGTTCATCTTCTCTGCTATTTCCTCATTAGTAGCTCCAATACTGGCTAAATCTACTATTTCTTTTTGTTCTTGTTCGCTGAACTCAATACGAGGTCTGCCAACAGATTTCTTCTCATCATCCATGTTATCACCATATTCTAAAACCTTGTCAGGTAGTCACCTCTCTAATGGAGAGTTTCTGTATAATTTTCAGTTTCTATTTGAAAAAAATGTTCTAGGAATTGATTAGCTTCTTCCTTAGTGGGAAAAGTGCCAATCTTACAAAGTATCTGAAAAGTGCCATCTTTTTCTTCCATGATGACAAAATGACATTTACTACCATCTATTTCAGACACAATTATCCATTCTAAAAGTAATATGGACTATAAGTGTTGTTAAGTCAATAGTTTTTAAAAAAGAAATCTAATTTTGATAACTGTGTTCGCAGTTTAGGCAATCCATATCTTCCAACTGGTATATCAAAAACTAATAACCATAATTCTTTAGGATTATCACAGAATGTAATTGCCTTATTAAATCTTTTTCTACAATACTCTTGGTGATTGTTTAAACCTTCATTATCACCCATAAATTTAGCTGAACTATAACTAGCAGTCACTCTTTGACCAATGCAAGATTGTTCATATAAACTTATGAGAGTATTACCAGCATCATATCTCTCTTTAGAAAGTTCTTCATTCCCCAAAAGCTCTCTATCAAAGTACCAATCTAGGATAGTTTTATATCTTCTCTCAAAGTGTTCAGGTAAATCTTTAGACTTCGGAACAAGGACAAATTGGACTCCATCATTCCTTTGTAAAATATAACCCTTCTTATCAAGAACACGAATACAATTAATGGGTGGTTCGGCTTCAATATCAATTGATATTTTTTCCTTAACCTTCGGCAAGTTGTTTCAATTCCTCAATATACTGGCTAGACCAGCTTGGAAGGACAACTCCCTTTTTAAACATTTCCAAATGATTTTGTTTTTTGTACTCATTTTCATCAAACTCTATCACATTATTTTTCTCTAGGGAAATCTCAAGATAAATCTTCTTAGAAATAAATCTCTCTAGTGCCTTAAAGAAATCACCTTTTTTTTGTTTGTAAACTAAAAACTTTTTCCCTAAGGTACTCTGTTCTTCATCTGATAATTTTTTCCATCCCTTAAAAGAATCCATTTTTGTACTTCTGGTATCATTTTTATCAAGAACAAACTCCTTCCAAAAATCTTCAAATTTTTGGGAGTATATATTTTTAGTTTTTGTATTAGTAATAGTATTAGTAATAGTATTAGTAGGCATCAATTCGCTATTAGGGGGGTTAATAGGGTCGCTATAGCCACCCCATCTTTTCATAGCACCTAATTTACCACTTTCAGAGAGTTTATCTTGAAAATCAACAGCTTTATTAAATTCAGATAATTGTTTCTTGTTTTGATACTTGTCTTTCTCTAGATAGAAGTATTCTTTTAGGATTACATTGATAGTTTCTTCAGAGGAATGAGTTATTCTTTGAAGTCTCTTAATATCTTTTGGGAGTCCTTCGCAGTTCTTACCCCAGTTAAACATTAATAATCTACAATAACATCCAAACTCAGCATCTGACAAATCCTGAGTATCTGCTAGGAAGGTATCTGAATAAATAAACATTTTTGGTAATTTGCTCATAATATCACACCTCTACTCTTGGTAAATATCCTTTTTTCTTATGAGGTACTCTCTCCACATAACCAGCTTTTATTAGAGCTTCAATGTGATAAAGAATATTAGTATGAGTCATTTCATACTTATCCCCAAGTTCTTGAAGGGATGGTGAGTAACCATATTTCTTAAAAAATTTATCAATATCTTTGTATAAATCTTTCTGAAATTCTGATATCCTCGTAATTTCAATGCTTTTAGAGCAAAATTGACATTTTAATTTCATAATAATTCTCCTTAAAAAAAATTAATATCATATTAAATATTATTTGACAACATGTATAAAAATATTAAATTTACCTCATGTTAAAAATTAAAGGAGAATACGAAATGAAAAATTTAAAAGTTGGTAATATTGTATCTGTTCAAGGAATTGTTTCTGCAAGATTTGAACTTGTTGGAATAAACAATGATACTGCACTTGTAAAGCTAGTTCAATGTATTGATGGGAATATAATAATTAATACTATCGCACATGAAGTAGTAATTTCAAAAATCAAAAAAGCAAGACCTCAATCAAGTTATCTTAGTAGAACAGAAAAAGAATTAATCCTAAAAAGAAATTACCATAGTTAGGAATAATCATGAGAATAATAATTTTATTTTTATTTATCACTAGCTGTTCTACTTACAATCCAATTGTAGATACCAAAGGAAGAAGTGGAACTTTTGATAATAGTAGAGCTGAAGAATTAACAGACGATATTCAGCATTGTAAAACTCTTGCTAAAGAAAATAGCAATAGACTTAAAGATGTTTTGTTAGACTTAGCTTATGAGGAAGCAGAGTACAAAACTATTTTTAAAAACTGCTTGACTGGTCGTAATCACTCAGTAGTTTTATAGAAGGAAGGAATAAGATGATAAAAATAAATATTAAATACTTAGAACAACTAAAAACAACTTTTGAAAAAAGTCCTAGAGATGAATTTTCTAAAAAAGAAATCATCAACACACTTAATGAATTAATTAAATTAGCTCAATTACAATTTGAGTTTGAATTAAGTGAGATGGAAAAAGATTTAAAGCAAATTACTTCAAGTAGAGAAAGTGTTGCTTTAAAGAACAAAGCACTTCATATCATTAAGAAGGGAGACAAATAATGGATAGTGTGTGTCAAATCTGTAAGGGGAATGATTATGTTTATTTTGATGAAACATATCACCCCTGTCCTGAATGTGTTCAGACAGAACCTGAATGGGAGATTCCAAATGAAACCAAGTGAGTTTCTTAGAATCTTTAATAAAAAACTCTACATACAACTTGTAGAAGAACAAAGAATGGAGTTTCCATTTGCAAAAACTCTCACAAATAATCGGAAGGAAAATAAAAATGACATCAGTAAAACAACAATTAGAAGCAGTTAATGTTTCAGAGTGTAGTGATTGGGAATTAGGTTTTATAGAATCTAATAGAAATAATGATAGAGACCCAACTCCTGCTATGCAGAAAATTATAGACAAGATGCCTAAGACTCTAGGTGGAGTCAAAGGTCATGTTGAGAAAGTATCTACTTCTGCAATAGAAGGCATGGTAAATGTCATCAGTGACATTCATCAGTCTTTATCAACTCAAGATTGGTTTAACGAATTTCCACCTGAACAAAGACAAGCTATTTTAGTTTCTTTATTCATTCAGGCGAGTCGTGCCAAGTAGAGGAGTTAAAGACAGACAATTGGTTCAGTTTATTCGCAATCTACCTTGTTGTGTTAGACAGCGAGAAACTGAGCCACAATGGTTAGAGATGTGTTGTGCGAGTGGTCGTAAATCCCATGCACACCATCTCCAACTAGAAGAATTTAGACAGGGAGCTTGGATTAGGAATGACCGAAATCCTGAGACAGGTAAAAATCAATTATTGCCATTATGTCATGCTCATCATACTCGGCTTCATCAAATTGGAGAAAAAACTTTTTGGAGAAGATACATGATAGAGCCAAGATGCTTAGTGGATTATTATGAGGAAAAATATGAGACTAGATGAAATCTTAGAACAGTCAGAAACTGTTACAGCTTATGGAAAGATAAATGAGATTATTAATTCAAAACAAAAAGGCAAAATTTATCTATATTACATTGGATTTATAATGAGAGATAGAGCCAAAAAAGAAAATAAAAAATTAAGAGATATTCAAGGACTACTGAATTATGCTTCTTCGAAGAATCATTGTGGGATGTTTCAAATCAAGAAGTATGAAGATTTATACTATTATTTTTTTAGGAGATAAAATGAAACCAGCATACTTAGACGAATACGATTTAGATTTAGGTAAAGTTCATGAGGAGCTAAATAAACTCGGAGAAGAATTGGCAGAAGCAGAAGCTAGTCTCAAACTTCATGAAGAATTTAGAAAATCAGAAAAAGCTAAATTGACTAATCAAAATTTAGCCAATGCCAAATCTATTTCTCAAGCAGAGTCTATGACTCTAGCAAGTGAAGAATATAAACAATTAATCAATGATGAAGGGAAGTTAATCAAAGATTATCGTATCTCTAAGATTAGATATGATTCTTATATCACTGGATTAGACCTGTGGAGAACTAAACAATCTACACAGAGACAGGCTATGAAATTATGAAAAAAAATGATACAAATAATCTGGGTGCTGAAAATCTTATTCCTCGTAATCCTCCAAACAGCACCCTTCACAAATGGAAACTAGGAAAACTTTCACCCAATAAAATAAATCTTTGGAAAAGAAACAAAGCTCTTTTTTATCTTAACTACATAGAAGAATATAGAGGTAAGACCAATGATAAAATGGTCAGAGGTCAAGCAGTAGAAGCTGGTATTCATTCTGCCTTCTTAGGTCATAGTATGGAAACTTCTATTAACAATGCACTTCAATATTATGATGAAGCTCTCAAAGACTTCAAAGGAGATAAAGAAAAAACAAGAGATAAAATTCCTTTAATGATTGAATATGGTTATGAGGAGTTAAGTGAATTTAAATTAATTTCTTTTCAGCAAAAGGTAGAGTGTGAGATAGCTGGTGCAGAATTTATTGGCTATACCGACTTCATTATGGATGTAAATGGAGAAACTCATATCATTGATTTAAAAACTACAGGGAAGAAACCTTATCAGTTTTATACTCATGAACTCCAGCAGTCTGTCTATAGTCATGCTCTTGGTTATCCAGCAACTTTATTTTATATCATAGCGACTCAGAGAATTAATCAGTTCATTCATATTGTGACTGAGGATATGGTTAAGAATTGTCTGCAAGATATAGAACTCACTGTAAAGTCATTAACAAGAGTTTTAGAAATGTGTACCAATGAAGATGATTTGAAATCTGTATGTATGCCTAACCTTGAGGACTTTGAATGGAATGATGAAGAACTCATTTCAGTAAGAAAAAAAGTATTCGGTGTTTAATCAGGACAATCAATTTGATATTGACCTAGCCTATGGACAGGTTAAGGAAAAACAATTAGCTGACATTCTCTTAAATCAAAAGATTGAGGTCAAAACAGATAAGATTTGGCACAAAACAGGGAATGTCGCTATCGAATATATGTGCAGTGGGAAACCCAGTGGAATAGCTGTAAGCAAAGCTCCATTTTATGCCATTATTTTAGCCATAGAAGAAGAAATTCATAATATTGTGATAATTCATACCACAAAACTAAAAGATATAGCTAGAAAGCTAAAAAATGAGGGAAAAACCACTTTTGGGGGTGATAATAATGCTTCCAAGATGGTTTTAGTACCTATTTCAGAATTATTTAAAATATCTTAAAATAATATTTGACAATTATTTGACAATTATGGTATAAAGAACCATGTTAAAAATAAATGGAGAAACAAAAATGCAAATCAGAGTAAAAGAACAAGGTCACTGGGCAGGTACTGGTTACCAAGTAAATATCAACGGTACTAAATTTCCTAAAGAAAGAGGATTATGGTATCAACCAGTTGGTGAAACTGACGAAGAAAAAAAAGCTAAAGCTATCGAATATGCTAAAGCTGAATACGAAGGTAAATTTATCTCAAGAGCAGGAAACATTTACCAATCAAAAGAAGAATACGAAAAAATTCTAGAAAACGAGGAGTGGGCATAAGCCCACTTCTGAAAAGGAGATAAAATAATGGCATATACAGTAATAAAACTATCTGAAGCAGAAGATGACAATATCATTCGTGTTTTGGAAAAACATCAAGATAGTAATCTATCTTTCTTATTTAGCGATACAGTTAATAAAATTTTATTTAACAAAGATGCTAAATGGAAACAGGGAATTACTGCAAAAAATCTTTTGACTATATTTAAAGAATTTTCTTCTTTAGATGATGATTTATCAAAAAAATCTAATAGAGATTATTGGATAAGTCAGGAAGGTTATAAAGATACAAAATCTAATCAGCATTTTCTTGATATTTTTACATCAGGTGCAAAATACAAGAAACAACAATTAGATGAACTCAAAGTAGTTTTAATTAAAGTATTGGATAAATTCAATGTTTAACTTAGCTATGACTACATTAGTCCATATAGGGATGATTGGATTTATCCTTTATTTCATTAAAGAGATATTTGATTAATCCTCAGGGTTTTTAAATAAACTTTCAGGCATCTCGACATAGAATCTCACATCAGATTTTAGTATGAGATGCCCACTGCCTACTGAAGCATCAGGTTTTGGATTTTTATAATCTCTCATAGTGGTAATCTTTAAAGTATCGGAAGTTTCTTCTTCTAGGAATCCAATAGCTTCCATCATGGGAGTTTCTTGGCTTAAAAATTCTTCTCTTGTTTCCCAAGCATTACTAGTAGAACAATGGTCTTTAAACCTGATATATATTTTGGTCATTTCTTTCTAGCTCTAGCCTTAGCTCTAATATCTAAATCATGTTTTCGAGAACCTCTCAACAAAGAATTAACTCTAGCCATAGCCCAAGCAGACATTGGTATCTTTGGTCTTGAGCCACT